GAAAGGCATGTGTCAAATAGTTACATGGAGTATTAGAGATGAAAGTCACCATGTAGAAAACATGATTAAATTGTTTCATGCTTTAGTAGATGAAAATCCTGAGATATGGGACGACAATTTTAAACATACTATTTATGATATATGTCGAGACATGGTAGAACTAGAAGATAAGTTTATAGATTTAGCTTTTGAACAAGGTGGTATTGAAGGTTTAGAACCGCATGAAGTTAAAGATTATATACGGCACATAGCTGATAGACGCTTATTACAACTGGGTTTGAAGCCTAACTATGGTGTCAAAGATAACCCGTTACCTTGGTTAGAATGGGTAGTTAATGGTGTAGAGCATACAAACTTTTTTGAGAACCGGGCTACCGAATACAGCAAAGGGGCAGTAACAGGTACGCTTTGGAATTAATAAGACCCCCTATTAGAAAGGAATTTACAATGGATGTATTACCTTTAAAGGTTAAAGATTTGATTGCAGAGTTAGATAAAGAATTTCCTTTAGAGATGCCTAGTATTAAACTCCCTGATAGAGAAGTTTGGTTTAAAGCAGGGCAAAGAGATGTTGTAAATTATTTAATTAAACTACAAAAAGAATCATAGGAGTTTATTATGTGTTTTGGAGGCTTTAGAAGTGGTAGAAACCCTCCCCCACCAGCACCACCACCAGTTCAACAAGACGTAGCTGAACCAGATACACCTGAATTGGAAATTGATGTGGATGAGAAGGGTGAAAAGAAACGTAAGAAAGCAAGAGGAACATCCATGCTACAAACTACCGATTTAAGTATTCCTACGGCTGGTCGTATGGGTGGAACTGGTACATAATATATGGAAATACAAGATTTAGTAGATACAGCAGAAGGTCGCTATGAACGAATGCATGAAGAAAGAGAACACTATCTTGAACGTGGTAGAGAAACTGCGGAATTAACTATTCCACATGTACTCGTTGATTATGGGTTTACTGAATCTTCAGATTTATATACACCATACCAAAGTGTTGGTTCTAGGGGAGTTAACAACTTAGCTAGTAAATTGTTGTTGTTACTCTTCCCACCTAACCAACCATTCTTTAGATTATCTATAGATGGTAAAGCAAAAGAACAGGCAGAACAACAACCAGAAATAAAAACAGAGATAGAAAAAGTTTTATCTAAAATAGAACGTGAAGTTATGGGAACTATAGAATCAGAAGCTATGCGTGTTCCTGTATTTGAAGCTCTAAAACACCTGCTTATTGCAGGTAATGTGTTGTTGCATATACCTAAAAAAGAAAAGATGAAGGTATATCCCTTAACGAATTATGTAATAAAAAGGGATGCTTCTGGTAATCCATTAGAAATAATAATAAAAGAATCTGTGTCAATAAAAGCATTACCAGAAGAAGCACAGCAAATTGCCTATGCTCACATGAGCAAAGAACAGCTAAGTGCTACAGATGATTGTGATTTGTTTACACATTTGTACCGACTACCAGATGGCAACTTTTATGTGTGCCAAGAAATTAAAGGGGTAAAAATCCCGTCATCCATAGGGAAGTTCACACCTGATAATTTTCCTTACCTACCTTTACGAATGGTATCTGTAGATTCGGAATCGTATGGACGTTCATACGTAGAGCAATATCTAGGTGATTTAAAGAGCTTAGAAGGATTGTCACAAAGCCTAGTGGAAGGAGCCGCAGCCAGTTCTAAAGTTGTCTTCCTCGTTAAGCCTAACGC